TGGGTGGCATCCTGTGGGGTGCTACCTCTAAGAAGGAATGCAGCGTATCTGATTTTGCCAACATAGCGTACAGCACACACGACCCGAAAGAGCGCCATGAAAGACTTATTGATTGGTTGGATGAATCAGGTTCAGTCTGCACTAAAGAGCAGTTGGCTACGATTTACAACAATCTGGCGCAAGCAGTAGGCACTGCCGACACTATTGCTATCAGGACAAAGATAGAGAAGCTGTACGAAAAGGCAAAGTAATGGAACCAAAAGACAGGCTTATTTACATGGTCACGTTGATGGTGACCGCTACCCTTTGTGCTGTGGTCATTGCCCTTATAGGCGCACTCATACACGGTTTGTTTGTCAAAGAAGTAGACAACACCAAGATTTTTGAAGTTATTGGCCCTGCCTTCCAGACCATCATTGGTGGCTTGATAGGTTGGCTCTCCGGCCTCAAAGTAGGCTCACACATGGATGAGGTAACAGATGGAGTGGCTTAAAACTATTGCTCCCACAATTGCCACGGCGTTGGGCGGGCCATTGGCTGGCATGGCTGTATCTGCTGTCGCCAAGGCTATCGGTTGTGAGCCTGATGAAGTGCAGGGAATCATCAGCAGCAACAAGCTGACCGCCGAACAGGTGGCATCTATTCAGCTTGCTGAGTTGGAGTTGAAGAAACAGGCTCAGTCGATGGGATTGGATTTTGCCAAGCTCACTGTGGAAGACAGGAAATCTGCCCGTGATATGCAGATTGCAACCAAATCCATGCTTGTGCCCTCGCTGGCAATCCTTATTGTCAGTGCGTTCATTGGTGTGGTGATAGCAACGCTGGGCGGTTTTGCCGTTGTAGATTCCGTATTGGCTGGCACTTTGATTGGCTACCTATCTGCAAAGGCCGAACAGGTGGTCAACTTCTACTTTGGTTCGTCTGCGGGAAGTAAAGAAAAAACGGAACTGCTTGCGAGAGCAGAGCCAACAAAGTGATATGGGTTCCTGTCATGTATCTGTGCGTATTGGAGCAGTGCGAGTGGTTGCAGCAACAGACGTTCTACACTGACAAGGAACAATGCAAGAAGGTTTTGACAAGCAAGATAGACTGGTACAGAGACAACACCCATGTCAGAGTAGAAGGCATCTGTGTTGATGTGTTTGTGACTTTGAAAGACCCCAACAAGGCAGTGAAGAATGATAAATTCCCGCAACCTGGATGACCTAGCGCCACCCGCCAAGCAGCGGGCACTGGCCTTTATTGCAGCCGCCAGTGCCAAAGGTATCGACTTGCTGGTGACCTCTACCTACCGCGACAGCGAGAGCCAAGACGCTCTCTACGCACAAGGACGCACAACCCCTGGGAACATCGTCACCAGAGCCAAAGCAGGACAGTCTTGGCATAACTGGCGCTGCGCCTTGGATGTCGTGCCGCTGGTCAACGGCAAGGCCATCTGGGATGACCAGGCTATCTGGAAGCAAGTCGGCGAGATAGGCAAGTCCTGCGGCCTAGAGTGGGCTGGTGATTGGAAGACATTCAAAGAGTACCCGCACTTTCAATACACTGGTGGCCTGACCTTGGCTCAACTACAGCAAGGAGCAAAGATTGCCTAAGAAGAATGTAAAGCTCTCTGTTGGCAGGGGCGAGAAGCAGTCTGTGAAGAAGGGCGGTGGCCTGACAGAGAAGGGCCGAAAGAAGTACAACCGCGCTACTGGCAGCAACCTCAAAGCTCCTCAGAAGTCTGGCCCACGCCACAAGTCTTTTTGTGCCCGCAGCAAAAGCTGGACGGGTGAACGCGGCAAGGCCGCACGTAAACGCTGGGGATGCAGATGAGAACACCAAAAGCAAAGCGCGGGCTGTACTACAACATCAACAAACGCAGGAAGGCTGGCAAACCAGCTAAGAAGCCAGGGCAGAGGGGTTACCCTACAGCCAAGGCTTTCAAGCGTTCTGCCAAGACTGCCAAGCGTTAAGGCGCAGGCAGCAGGCCACCTTCAAACAGGTAGCTGCCAAGATGCCCCAGGCGCACCCACGGTGCTGCCCAGACCTTGTAGCCGTTCTTCCGAGCCACGTAGCAGAAGTGGTAGTCCTCTGACAGCAGCCGCTCTGTCTCCGGCTCAATACTGCAAGCAAAGTATTCCACGATACGGTCTGCACCCATAGTGCCGTTGATGACGGTCACATCGTTGACGTAGCTGGACACCTTGTCTGCCAGACCCTCCAGCACTTCCCGCTTGATAAGCATAAACCCTGTCCCGCCATTCCAGATTTCCACGGGCTTGTTCTCCGGCACGGTCACAGAGCCTGTGTAGTCCACAAGGTTCACAACCAGGCTACCAGTGCGGGTGGCCAGCTTGCCCACTTCCACGCCCTCTTTCACGGCCTTCTCGACCCCGTGCCAGTTGATTTCCTTCTTGGGGTAGATGCCGCAGATGATGTCTACGTCAGCGTGAACCATAGGTGGGATGTGTGCTGGGTCAAATTTGATGTCTGCGTCTATAAACATCAGGTGGGTGCAGGGTGTTTTTAAGAACTGGTGAACCAGCGCATTCCTGCCCCGCTGTATCAGTGACTCATTGAACATGCTGGAGAAGGACATGTCCCACCCGCACTGCTTCATCACATTGGTCATGGCTATAAGGCTGTTGGTGAAGTACCCGCAGCACATCCCGCCATACATAGGTGTAGCCACAAAGATGTGGGGCTTCTTTTCTTCTGTCATAGGTTCTTTCTGTTTATCTATTGCCATTGATTTTTTGGCTTGATAGCCACCGCCCCAATCACCCTGCCGCTTGGCAAGGTCATCGAACGCTTCATCCTCTTCAGTCTTCATATCAGGCTCCATACAACTGCACCAACGGTGACCACAAATAAAAGAAAGAAACCAATTGCAAGGACTGTCTTCACCATGTCGATGAAGAAGTCCCCGCCGCTATCGGTGTCATCGTCGTTCATTGCAACTCGCTCTCTGGCCTCTGCATCCAGGCCACAGCGTCCATAAAGCCCTGCTGATAGGCATCTCTCAGGAGACGTCTAATATCCTCAATACCCACTTCTTTGTCACGCTCGACTTCCTCCAAGTTCTGACTCTCTGTTTTTCTTGCAGTAGAAACTGTTGCCGTGTTTGTAGTTTGGGTTTCTTTGGTCATATTGATAAGTTCCATGAAGTTTTCTGTCTCGAACATTATTTTTTGGCGTGTCCCAGCGTAAATTTTTTAGCCTGTTGTCATCAGCTATTCCGTTGTTGTGACAACATTGCATTCCTTCTGGCCTAGGGCCAACAAAGGCCTCAAGAACGAGCACATGCACAAAAGCCAAACGATGGGATAGCCTGACTAGGTGATAGCCGTCTTTGTCTTTGATGAGCTTCAAAAACCGTTCCGGTAAATTTCTTTCGCCATATCGCTTGTCAGGAACAACGTGCGGCTTTCTCCGCACAATGCCAAGCTCAGAAACTTCATAGTTCGGTTCGTTATAGACATCAGCATATTTCATTGGGTTCTCCTAAGATAAATCAACAACACGCATAACATATTTCCCTTTCGAGTTTTTTCGGTGTCCATGCACTTCAATCCTTATTCCAGCATCCCGCACAAGAGAAAGAGTCTCAGAGTCCATAATCTTTTTTATGCGGTCGCTGACAGCAGAGGCAGTCACTTGCACTGCCAAGACTTCTCCTTTGCGAATAGCAAGCAAGTCCGCCCAGCCCCACAAGTCTTTCCGCTGCTTGGTGAAGCTGTTCCACTTTTCTACAATTTCAACGTGGTAGCCTAATTCACGCAAGTGAGCCAAGCTACGTTGTGTGGGTGATATTTTTGACATAAAGGTGGGGTACTCGCTGCACTGGTGTTACGTATGGACGAGATACACACCGCCAGCATCCGCTTTCCCCCGTTCTAACTAGAAAGGTAAATCACTGTCGTCTTCCTGCCCCCTGCGGGGCGGGGCACGGCGGTAGGCAGGGGTGACCTCTACAGGCGCGTCCTGTTCCAGCTTCTTACGCTTGAGCCAGTTGTCCTCTTTGATAGACAGCAGGGTGTCACCCCGTGCGGTGTCTTTCAGCCACATAGCCATCTTCAGCTTCTCGCCAGCCTTGTAGTCCATCTCTAGGACTAGAAAGCCTTTGTAGTCCGGCCCTTTGTCTGACTTCTTCTCTGTCTCCCAGTAGGCTACGCCAGAGCCTGGCATCTCGCGGTGGGGGTTACTGCTACTCATAGTGTCTTCTCCAAAGGTAAAACGTAATCCAACATGTCCAGATTGCAAGCCTTGAGGCCATCCAGCTTCGCAGCTTTCTGCAAAGTATCCATCTTGACGCTGTTCATTATTCGGTCTGCCATGTCGTTGTAGGCATCCAGCCATTCCTGCTCTGTGTGGAACGCTGCGTAGGGTTCATCGTTGCCAGGAACGTAGAGCTTAAAAGCCCCGTCCTGCACAGTCTTTATCTCCTCTACAACCGCAGCCACTTCCTCCACCATGCCCATGTCTTTAGGTTTAGGGATTTCCTCTAGCTCTTCTGCGGTGTAGGTTCCCACCACACAGCCTGGGTACACAGTGCGGATACCTTCTGAGATACAGCGGGCACGTAGCATGGCGCGGGGATAGTTCTTCCAGTTGTCTTTCCCCGTGAGGCCAATGCTCTTTGCTTGGGCAAACGTCCACGTGAGTTTCAGAGAGCCGCCCTGCGGGTGTGAGAACGTCCCTGTGACCTCTGCGTCTGTGTAGACATCCCACTGCACCTTGCCCCCAGCATTCTGAAAACGGGCAAGCATGGCATCTGCTTTCAAGGTTGGGCGGCCCTGTATGACATGGTAATCACGGGCAGCGATAGCAGGGTGCATACCCTCTGCCTGTGCTATCAGCATGAGGGCGAAAGCCTCCTCTGTGGTCTTCATGCCAAACATCTTGGACTTGGCAATAGCCCCTGCCATCTTCTCTATATCTGCCACTGGCACTAATGCGTTACTCATGGTTTTTTTCC